ACCCAATGGCGGCAGGGCGGGACACCACGGCCTAAAACGTTGCAAAAGATTGCAGATCATTTCGCTGTCTCTGTCGAATATCTTTTGACTGGGGCCGGACCGGGAGACATAAAAAAAGAGCGCCCCACCGAAAACGGCGAAGCGCTCGCAAAGGAATTGCCGGAGGATCTCCAACAGCTGTTGTCTATTTGTCGTCAGAACCCTGCCCTTGCATCTGCTCTGCTATCTGTCGCGCAGCAGATCGAAAAAGGTCAAGCTGGGCTGGGGTCAGGCGGGAAAGAATAAGGATCAACTCTGTTTCTGTATCCATGTCACAGCCTCCTTTGCCGTGGTACGTTCTATAATAGAACACTTGTTTCAGTTTGTCAAGTACAGATAGTGTCAATTTTTGAGACAGAATGGAGAGATAGCGTTATGAAAAAGAATTGGAAAGCGATTTTTGCCGGATGTGCCCTCGCCGCGTCCCTCACCGGCGCGGCTCTGGCCGCCGGATCCGCCCGCACAGAGACCTTGTATTTTAATGGGATCTCGCTCAAGGTAGACGGGGAGCTTGTCCAGATCACCGACTCCACCGGAGCGCCCACAGAGCCTTTTATTATCAACGGCACCACTTATTTGCCCGTGGCCAATGTGGCCAAACTTGTGGGCTATACGGTCCAATGGGACGGCGCCACCCAGACTGTCAGCCTGACGGCTCCGGAGGCTCCCGCCGCCGCAAAGCAGACCTATATCACTCGTACCGGATTCAAATATCACAATGACCCCCATTGTAACGGTGGCACCTATTGGCCCGTCCCTCTGGATACCGCCATTGGCATGGGCTTGACCCCGTGCTCTAAGTGTATCGGCTAAGCTCCGCCAGTTTGCGGAGCAGGAGGACCCCATGAAAATACCCAAGGCAAAAAAGCTCCCCTCCGGGAGCTGGAACATATACATGATGGTGGCAGGGGAGAGGATCTCCATCACCGCCCCCACCAAAAAAGAGGCGGAGCAGCAGGCCGCAGCCGTCAAGGCCGGGGCCAAGATAGAGCGCGCGCCGGAGCGCATGACGCTGGACGAGGCAATCTCTGAGTATATCACCAGCAAGGCCGCCGTCCTGTCTCCCGCCACTGTCCGGGGCTACCGCACCACCCAAAAGCACCGCTTTGCCCAGCTCATGCAGTGCGACGTCCACCAGATCACCAAGGCCCATGTCCAGCGGGCCGTGAATCAGGAGGCCCAGATAGTCTCTGCCAAAACCGTAGCCAATGCCTACGGCCTGATCCGCCCCGTGCTCAAGGAGTGCGGGGTCGATGTTTTTGGCGTCCGCCTGCCCCAGGTGGTCAAGCCGGTCAAGCAGTACCTCCAGCCGGAGGATATCGGAAAGCTGATCCAGGCCATAGAGGGGGACAGCTGCGAGGTGCCCATCCTCCTGGCCGTCTGGCTGGGTATGCGCCGCTCGGAGATCCTGGGCCTGTGCTGGGACTGCGTGGACCTGGACCGCAGCCTGATCCACGTCCGCCGCACCGTTGTGCCGGACGAGGACAACCGCTGGGTCCTTAAAGAGGTGGCCAAAAATACATATAGTCAGCGCACCGTGGATTGTCCCGACTATATCATGGACAAGATCCGGGCCTTGCCCCGCCGGAAAGACGGGCGGCTCTTTGGCGTCAACCCGGAGACCGTCCGCAAGCACGTCCACCGGGCCTGTCAGCGGGCCGGGATCACCGATACCACCGTTCACGGCCTGCGTCATACCAATGCGGCCGTGATGAAAACCCTGGGCGTGGATGACCGGCACGCCATGGAGCGCGGCGGCTGGGCTTGCGAATCCACCTACCGCAAGACTTACTCCTATGTGTTTGACAGCCAAAAGTCCGCAGCAGACACGGCCATCAACAGCTTTTTCTCCACAAAAATTACGGATGAAATTACGGATAAAAAATAAACGCCCCTACTCCCACAACGGGTTTAGAGACTTTTTCGGAGAGTTCGAATCCCTCCTTCTGCGCCAAAAGGTAAAACCCAGCAGTTTCAATAACTGCTGGGTTTTTCTTACTCTCCCAAGGCTTTCGGGCGTTCGCCTATCTTGTCTCGCCTTCTCTTTTCTTGCTAAGATTTTGTGTTTTTTGCAAAAGAATTACGGATGAAATTACGGATGAAATGCGGCCAATTTGCGACCGATGCTCCAGCCCCACAAAATTTTTTATTTATTTTACATTTTTCTCTTTACTTCACGCTATTATTGGCGTATAATAAGCATGTAAACAAGAGAGGGGCACGGCCCAAGGAGGACACGAAAATGTTGATGAACGCCGAAATGATTAAGAACATTAAGCAGACCGCAGAATACATGGATCTGAGATATGATTATGACTATATTGGCGTCCGGGTGCAGGAAGTCCCCTTTGAGCTTGGCTCTATCGATCACAACTCCCACGTTTGGGACGACGGCGACGATACCGGCGTAGAACTTGATGGGATCTGTGCTTGCACGCTGGACCGTCTTGGTGCCAACAATTACTTTGGAGATCACGTCGCTATCATCTGCGGCAACGATGTGGAGTATGGAGAGGACGACGGCGAGATCATCATCCGGGACGCCGAAGTCGTCAAGGTTATCTGCTAAGGAGGCCCACAATGCGCAAAAAATACGCAGATTGTCAGCGGGAGGACGGAGACTGCACCCTCTGCTCTCTGGTCAACTACGGCAGAGACTGCCGTAACCGTCCGATCACAAAGTTGGAGTGGTCCCGCCGCATGGCGGGCATGACCCAGGCTCAGCTCGCTGAAAAGTCCGGCGTCTATATTCGGCAGATCCAGCGGGTAGAGCTGGGCGAGGCAGAGGCCGGAAACCTGACGGCCAAAAACCTCCTTTCCATCGCCGATGCCCTGGGCGTGGATGCCCGGGACCTGATATGATCCGGCGCTGTGTGGTATGTGGGGCGGAGTTTAACACCCCACCCAGCAACAACAAAATCACCTGCTCCAATGCCTGCTCCGATGTGCGCAGATCTCAGAGCCACCAGGGCAAGCATAACCAATGGTCGCAGGCCGCCAAAGCGTCCGCCCGAAAAGCGGCGGCGCAGACCGGCAATCTCCAAAACGGAACAACGGCGGCGCTTAAACTCCCGGGGGGCCAGCGCGGCCCCCAGAACCGCGAGGCCAAGGTATGGCATTTGGTGGATCCCGATGGTAATATTATGACCGTGGTCAATCTGCTGGACTGGGCCAGACAGCACGAAAAGGACTACTTTGGCATGGAGCCCACAGACAAAAACGCGAACCGGATAGCCTCCGGATTCCGACAGATCAAGCGGTCGATTGAGGGCAAGCGGATCCGCGCCAATGGCAAGCCGTCCCCTGTATCCACATACAAGGGGTGGGGCCTGTTGGCCTGGGAGGACAAAAAAGAGGACACACCATAGCGGTGTGCCCTCTCTTTTTACCCCATCAGCGCCTTTCTCGTCGCCGGGCCGCAGCTGCCGTCAGGCACCAGCCCCGCGCTCACCTGATAGGCCATCAGGGCCTCTTTGGTCCCCGGGCCGAAGCTGCCGTCAACGGCGCAGGCAAAGCCCCGGTCGTTGAGCTCCCACTGGAGCCACCGCACGCCCTCGCCCCGGTTGCCCTTGACCAGTGTCTTGGTGGGGGCGGTGTAGGGGTTGCCCCCAAAGGTCAGCACCGTGCAGATCCGCCGGTTGCCCGCCGTGCATACGGGCGTCTTGCCACTCACCCGCAGGATGGTGCTGCCGCCTCCGTCCAGCTTGATGGCCTCCCGCAGCCCCAGGGCCGCCAGCTTTTTGGCCCCCTCGCCGCTGGAGATCAGGTTGCCCGTGGTGGTCCTGAGCGCCACCACCGTGACGCGGCTCCGGTCCTGGCCGTACCCGGCAAAGATGTGCCATGTGGCATAGAGAGAGGACGCATCCCAGCCCTGGGCCTTTGCCGTGGCCCAGCTCACCGCCTTGCCATGCCGCAGCACGGGCACGCCAGCGATGGCATAGGCGCAGCCCTCCGGGGGCGCGCTTAGATCTCCCATGTCCGCCAGATTGCCCCGGACGAACAGGGTGGTTTCCGTCCGCCCCGGCTCGGCGTAGACCAGTTTGCCGCCGGACACCTTGCCCCGCTGGGCGCAGTAGTGGTTGACCCACCTGTTGTCCGTCGCCATGGTGGCCACCGTGTGGCCCACGGGGAGAGTAAATTTGTCCCGGCCCTCGTTGTAATTGCCAAAAAATCCGGCGTTGCAGTAGTTGCCGCTGTACGCCGTCTTTTTGGCCTTGTCTACCAGCCGGACGGCGAAATCCTTGACCGGCACCTCCACAATGTGGGCCCCGCCCCTCTTGGTGTAGCTCATCCGCTCCCGCACCTCCTTGCGCTCCGCCAAATTAAATACCTCCATCAGGGCCGCCAGCAGCCCGTCCGCCACCTGCCCCGCGAAATACGGGCCCAGAATCACCGGCACATCGGTGCTGGAATCCATGAACCCGCACTCGATCAGGATGGCGGGCATTTTCGTCCGCCTGAGTACGTACAGGCCGCGCTCCATCATGGGGGTGGCCCGGTTGCCCACCAGCCCCGTCCGGCTCACCACGGCCCCGTAAACAGCCCGCTGGAGTGCCTTACTCTTGGCCTGACAGCCGGGGGCCGTGTAGACCACGCAGCCGCCCCCGCTGCCGCCCTTGATACCTGCGTTGTGGTGGATAGACAGGTAGACGTCGGCGGGCCAGCCGTTGGCCGCCGCCACCCGGTCCCCCAGGTCGATCAGCCTGTCCCCGGTCCTGTCGTCCACTCGGAGGACCTGGCAGTCATACCCCGCCAGCAGCTCCTCCAGCTTGTCCGCCACCCGGCGGTTAAGCTCCCACTCTCCCGTCTGGGCGGGATCCAGGGCGGCTAAGCACCGCCGCCCCGGCGTCCCCTTGTAGTGGCCCGCATCAATGGCGATTTTGAGCATACAATCACTCCTTGCTCAGCTGCTTTCCAACCTGATTGATGCCCGTGGCCGCCAGGCCGCTCACGATGCCCACCGCCACGGCGGTCATGTAGTCCGTGGCGGGGAAGCCCTCCAGCCCCAGATACAGGCCCACAGGGCCCAGCACCGCCCCGCACAGGCCGCAGGCGATGGGGATATACTTGTCCTCCATGTGGGGGATGGCCTTGACCACCATGCCCACCAGATAGCAGATGACGGTGATAGCCGCCACGCTTACGATGCCAAAGTCCATATTATTCCGCCTCCTTTGCGTCCTCAGCGTCCTGCGCCTCGCAGGCCAGCACGACCTCCTCCATCACCGCAAGGTCCCGGGCGGCGTAGGCCTCCACCAGCTCGTGGTAGTGCTTGCCCAAAAACTTGCCCAGAGTCCGCTCATCCATGCCCTCGGGCAGGGGCTTAGCAGCCATGAGCTTGGCCATGCCGATCAGCAGGTCGTGGTCGTGGTTGCGCTCCGTGGTCTCAAAGATGTTGTAGATGTACTCAGCGTTCATTGTCATTTACTCCTTTCATATCCTGCTCCAGGTCCTGGAGCCTGTGGTTAATTACTTTGATCTGTTCCTCTACTACCGGCATCCGCCGGGCGAAATTGTTGTGCTCCCGTACCTCCCGGGTCAGCTCGTCCAGTCTGGCCTCTGTCACCGCCTGGGTCTTGCTGTTGGCGATGATTACCCCCAGCAGAGTCAGCCCCCCGGTGATCACCGCACAGATAATTGTCTCTGTCATCTCTGTCTCCTCTCCACCACCCGGCGGTCTTTATTTTTCGGCGGTCACCAGGCTGTCAAACTCCTCTTGGGTCAGCCGCCCCGCTGCCAGCAAAGCCTCCAGCCGCTCCCGGTCCCACAGCCGGGGGGTAGTATTTCCGGGCCAGCTCATATACCGTCATAACGTCACCCCCGCCATGGCCGCCAGAAAGTCCACGTCCGCCCGCAGCTGCTCCGTCTCCGTGGGCTCCGGCTCGGGCTGAGGCTCCGGGTCTGGCACCACCCCAGCCGTCATGCTTACCACCTGATTTCCCTCCACCGCCAGGTCCACAAAGGGGAACGTCTCCGGGATGGCCACGTCGGCGGGGATCTCCGCCCAGCCTGTGGGGATGGTGGTGGAGGTGGTGGTCTGGTTGCGGTGGGCGCCGTTGCCCAGCGCCTGAATTTCAATGATTTTCATGTTTCCCTCCTTAGCCGATGGCGATGTAGTAATACGTAGAATCTGAATAATTCAATTGGTCGCCATCTGAACCAGTGTTATACCAAGACAAAGTAGTCCCAACCCTTTTTGAATATGCTGTATTGCTACTTTCAGTAGAACTGCACGGGGGGAAATGACGCCCAAAATCTCCTTCCGGTATAATTCCAACCGGGACCTTTGTTACATCACCAGCGTCATACCATGCGTCATTCCTTTTAAACCCATAAATCCATACAAACTTCGGCACAAACCCAAACGTCAGTGTATTGGGATTCGCCCGCCCATACGTCCCCGTCCCCACATAGCTGCCCGTCTCGATCTTCGGCGCGGTCACCGCGTTGTCAAAGGGGATCCCCAGATACTCGTATTCATATCCGTCTTGGGTCCCGCTGTCGGGGTAGGCGTTGCGAGTGGAGGACTGGAGGTATTGCCAGTTATAAATTTTCGTTATTTCGTTTGTAGTAACTACTTGTGCAACTACATTTGGGGCCGTTGGTAAAAATTTATATCCATATTGTGCATACGCGTATAAGGTTGCATCTTTTCGGCCAATTCCACCTCCTGGTGGCAAAAAATAAACCAAAGTAGACGAATCCACTGCCCCCGTGATATAGCAAGGGCCTTTACTTAGTAATTCTTCCCCGCATAAGTTCATGGTGTCGTCGACACCGTTTACTAAAGTAAAAGATTCTGGGTTTACTAAAGAAATAGCTCCAGTGCTTTGGTCTATCGAAATTGATTTTGAGATTTGTAAGCTCCCTCCATTGCTATATGCAAGTTGGACTTCTGCTGTTATGTTTCTTTTTTCTTCCTCATATCCTTTCCCGGATGGTGTTCGTCTCCTCCACCAATACTGCTTATACTTTCCCAGCTCCGCCAGCACATCATCCGGCACCGCGCTTGCCCCCAGGCCAAACAGCGCCGCCGTGGCGTCCTTCAGCAGCGTCGCCTTGTTGATCGGCGTTCCCGCCTGGGTGGGGTCGTCCGCCCGCACCATGTCGTAGGTGTTGGCCTGCCCGGCCACCGGGGTCATTTTTACCCGCCCGGGGTAAAGAGGGATTCTGTCCTGCATAAACTCACTCCTTTACACTTCTCCGGCGTAGAGATCGCCGGAGTAAAACCACGCCGCCGCCATGCGGGTCAGCAGCTCGTCCACGTCCAAAAGGATCTGCTCGATGTCGTTGGCCTCCTGCCAGGTCAGATTGTTGGCGCTGTCCGGCGTGGGCGGCGTGCTGGCCATCACGGCGATGGCCCCCCGCAGGGCCGCCACGTCCCGCAGATACGCGGCCATCTGCCCCGCCGTGGGGATGTCGCTGCCCGTCCAGTCCTGCTTGGGGTTTACCGTCACGGCGTATCCGTAGCCGTTCAGACGTCCGGCCACATAGGCCACGGCAGCGCCCACCCGGTTCAGGTCGCTGGCGTTGTAGGCCCCCTTAAGATCGCTGGCCCACTCCGTCTTTTCGGCGTCTGTCGCCGTCCCGGCGCTCACCCGGGCGGCCAAAGCGGCCACCCGGTCCACGTCGGCCTGTACTCTGTCAGTAATGAGCTGCATGTCCTCACTCCTTATCCCAATACACCACCACGCAGCCGGGAGCGCCCTGCTTTCCGGCGGTGCCCTTGCCGGGGTAGGCCGATACCCTCCACCGGGTAGTGGTTGAGCCGTCCTCGTTTACTTTGGTCTCCAGTCGGCGCCGCCCCTGTGCTCCCGCCTTGCCTGCGGCTCCGCCGTCGCCGGAGCCAGGTAGGGGAGAGGCCACCCCCGTCCGGGCGAAGCTGTCCCCGCTGGCCACGTCCGTGTAGCCGTTGGCGTATCGCTTTCCGTTGGCGCTGCTGTACGCCCCAAAGGTGGTATTCTCTTCGATGTTCACCGCAAAGCTCTGGCCGTCGTTGATGTTGATGGTCCCGGCCCATACCAGCCCGCCCAGCCCCGGCGCTCCCGGCGCTCCGGCCTCGTCCCAGCTGCCGTCCGTGCCCGCCGTGCCGTTGCCGCCGTGTCCCACCAGGATCACCCGCAGCTGAGTCTTACCCGCCGGGGCCGTCCATGTCCCGCTCTCCGTGATCTGGGCCCGCCCCTGGAACTGGAACGACCCGTCCGCCTGGAGCAGCTGGCTCTGACAGCCCTGGAGCACGCCCCCGGAAAACTGCATTGTCTGCATGATCAGCCGCGCCGTGGTGGCGCTGCTCTCGTTGAGCCACACCGTCTCCACGTCCCCGATCTCCCGGGTGGGGTCGCCCCGGCCCGTGGTCTCCAGCTGGTTGCCGCCGTAGGTGGACAGGATCATCCTGGCCGCCGTCAGCGCCTGGGCCTGTGTGTGGATAAAGGGGTTGTCCACGCTCACCGTCTCGCTGGAGGCGGTGGAGTTGCCGGACACGATGTACTGGGTGCCGCTGCCGTCGTGCAGCGTAAAGATGATGGCCGCCACGTCGCTGTTGGCCCGCAGGATGGGGTAGGCCGTCAGGTTGTCCAGCGTCAGTTTGTTGCCCTCGCTCCATAGCGGCTCCGCCGCCAGATAGCCGGTCTCCGCGTCCGCCCTTGGCCACACTCCGGCGGCCATGCAGGCCCACCGCAGGATGTCCCCGCAGCTCTTGCCCGTCACGTCGGCCACAGAGGACGCCGTCACCGCCGCACCGATGTAATTGGGGTCCACCGTGTACCGCCCGGCAAAGTTGACCCCAAGCTGTCCCACCAGAGCGGCGATCCAGCCCTCCAGCGTGGTGGGCAGGGTGCCGGGCGGCAGAAATTCACGGCTGGCCAGCAGCCCGATGATGTCCACCAGATCCCACTGCATGGTCAGGCCGTTGTCCCCGGTCCGCCAACCTCCGGAATACTGGTAATAGATGCCTACCCGCTTGTAGTCGTCCGTCCCGTCCGGCAGCCGTACCCCGATGGAAATGTCAATGCCCTGCCGCTCCTCGATGCTCTGGAACAGTCCGTCCTTGGCCCGCGGCTCAAACCGCCGGGACAGGTTGTCCATCTTGAGTGTGCAGGTGCCGTATGGCAGGGCCGTGCAGGCCACGTTGCCCTGCTGCTTGACGGAAAACTCTGCAATGATGTTGTTATCCCACTGCTCATAGATCCCGGGGACGATCTCCACCAGCCGCATCCGGCGGTAGGGGAGAGACCATTTGCTCACCGTCACCCGGATGGCGTCCGGGTTATTGACCGTAAAGCCGGACAAGGCCACGCTGGCCGCCTGGTTGCCCGTAAAGCTCTTGGAGTAGTACGCCGTGCCCCCCTGCTTGACCTCCACCGTAAAGTCCATCGGTACGCCGTCGTACTCGTCGCCCGGGAAGTACACGCTGCACGCCTGGAGCACCGAAACCCCGGAAAATTGCAGCTCCACCCACGGCGATGTTTCAAAGCTTCCGTCCGCCCCGGCCAGCGCGTCCCCGATGTAGGCCACCTGACCCGTCACGTCCGCCGCCTGGTCCGGGAAGATCCCGAACGTCCCGTCCAGCGTCCACCGGTTGTGCTCCAGCGTAGCGTATTTGGCGGGGGTGTCAAAAACCTTGTCGTGGATCTGGGCCAGCTGGCTCCATGGGATCTGTCCGCTGGTCTCTCCGGCGCCGTATACGATGTCCGGGGAGATCAGGTCGATAATGGCCCGCAGCAGGATGCGCCGGGCGTCGCCGGTAATGACCGCCTGATAGGCGGCGGATGACTTAATCATGGGGTTTCACCTCCCGCAGGGTGAACCCCACGTTGTGCCACAGGCCCACCCCGCCCTTGGAAAAGGCAAAGGTTGGCTGTGTGATGCTGTCCACCAGAAACGTGCCCGATACCATCGTGTCGCTGTCGTCCGGCAGATAGACCACCGGGAAAGAGGTGTTTCCCCGCAGCACTGCCGCCAGTTGCCGCCACAGGGTGTTTCCCATGTAGTCATAGCTCCATGTGATCATCTGCACATGGCCCCGTACCTCACGCACCGTCCGCCCGGAAATCATTTCCACATTGACGGACAGCTCCCCGGGGTAGCACTGGTATTTGTCCTTTGACGTCTCCGGCAGATAGATGCCGTTTACGATCAGCTGTGTCATGCCCTTGCCACCTCCGGGTTATTTCTCGCCGCGTCTCTCAGGTCGGGCAGCAGCCAGCTTGCGATCTGCTGGCCGTTTTGCAGCAGTAGGTTGATGGTGTAGCTGCCCCCGCCGTTTCCGGCGTTGGCCGCCGCCAGCCCGTTGACCATTCCCGCCGCCGCGTTATACACCGCATCCACCGCCGGCGTGGGGATGGCGTCCTGGATGTTGCCGCCCATGCTGTTCAGCTGGTCCTGCACCCTCCACAGGTTGTCCTGGATGCCTCCGGCAAACAGGGACATCATATCCGGCGCATACGTGTGGAAATTAGACAGTGGCCCCTTTTTTGGCTCGGAAAATCCGATAAAGTCCCGCACCGTCTGGGCCACGCCCTTGACGGAGTCGGCCAGGGCGGACAGCTTGGACTTGATCCCGCTGATAAAGTTGTCGATCAGGTCCTTGCCCCATTGCAGCGCCTTGCCCGGAAGGCTTGCCAGCGTGTCCACCGCCGTGCGCACCGCGTTTGGGATGGTCTGGGTAAACAGCTCCTTTGCCGCTCCGCCCACGCCGACAAAAACCGCCTTGATCTTATCCCAGATGGCAATAACGGCGTTGCGGAAGTCCTCGTTTGTGTGCCACAGGGTGATGACCGTCGCCGTCAGCGCCGCCACCACAGTGATGACCGCCCCGATGGGGTTGGCGCTCATTACCACGTTCAGCGCTGCCTGGGCCGCTGTCATGCCCTCGTTGGCCTTTTGGGCCGCCTGGATGGCATTAACAAGGCCCATTACCATGGATACCACGTTCCATGCCACAAACCCGGCCCCGATGCCGGAGATCAGAGCAATAATGGTGTCCCCGTTGTCAAGGATCAAGGAGACAAAGTCCGTCACCGTAGCCGCGAATCCGTCCCAGTCTACACCGTTGATCCATGCCTGGCTTTCTGCTGTGACCTTCTGGATCAGGGGGATCAGATTCTCCAGGAATGGAGTGCCCGCCTGGGCCTGGAACTGTCTCCACGTCTCTTTCAGGTTGCCGGTCACGTTTTCCCAGCCGTCGGCCTCCCGGGCCGCCTGGCCCATAGCGCCGGATAGCCGCTGGGAGTCCTCCACCATTTTCAGCAGCGTCTCCTGCTTTTGGATCTCCGTCAGGTTGGCGTACTTGTCGCCAAATAGCTCCATAGCTGCCGCGTTGCGGGTCGCTTCTGTAGCGGACAGGCCCAGGGCGGCGTCATTGGCAAAGTTGCCCTTTAAAAAGCTCTGCAAGGTCTCCGTGGCCTGCTCCACGCTGGTGTCGTAATAGGCGGCGGAGTCCGCGGCTGCCCGCAGGGCGCGCTCCATCAGGGCCATGCTCTGCTCTGTGTCGCCGCCGGAGGACCGGGCAAACGCGTAAATCTTACTTCCCAGTGTGTTCAGCCGGGTCTGCAAGATTCCGGACTCTGCGGCCACCCGGCCGATGGCCGCAGAAGCAGTGTCGCCCAGGTTGCCAAACGTCTGGTCAAATGCGGAGGTTTCCGCCTTGACCTCAGCGGCGGAGGAAATAAATTCCCCGGCCATACTTTTCACAGCGCTGGCCAGCTGCTTGACGCCGTCTATAATGATGTTGCTCAGCAGGTTGGCTTTGAGCACATCGCCAAAGGAGGCGGCCTGCTTTCCCGCGTCGTTCAGGGCGTCCTCGGTGTCTCCCAGCCCTTTGTCCAACTGGTTCAACTGCGCCTTGGTCTTGTTTACGTCCGCTGTGGCGTTGTTCAGCGTCTGCTGCCACCGCTGCACCTCGTTGCTGTTTTCCGCGTAGTTGGCCCGGGCGTAGTCCAGGGCCTTCTGGATCTCCGCCAGCCGTGCCTCCTGAGTGCTCAGCTTTTTGGTCAGCACGTCCGACTGGGCCGACAGCGCCGCCTGGCTCTTGTCGTTGGCGGAAAATGCGGACGTCACCGCCCGCATCTCCGTGTCCAGGGTTTTAAGCTGCTGCCCCATGGACTGGAGGGCCGCCCGAAACTCTTTTTCACCGTCAAGGCCAATTTTAGGGCCGATATCTGTTGCCATAGTCTCACCTCACATCTGGGATAATGTCCTCGTCCGTCAGCGTCCGCTTCCGGACAAAGCCCTCTGTCTTGATCCGCTCGATGGCCATAAAGTCCAGCAGCTCCCCGTATGGGATGTCCAGGGCCTGCTCATAAGTCAGGCCCACCCGCAGCCCATACCACAAAAGCCACTCCGGCTCGCTTACGCGCCCGCCGGAGTGGCCTTTGCATTTTTTGCGGGCTCAGCCTCCACCGTGGGGGTTTTGCCGTTGGTGATCGTCTCCGTGATCTTGCTGGTCAGCTGGGTAAAATCCCCCAGGTCGCACACGTCCAGCAACTCCTCCTCCGTCAGCGGGGGCGGATTGTCCAGCCCGTTGAGCTTGGCATATCGGGCGCCCGCGTCCATCATGGCCGCGACCATCCACACCGCCTCGTCCATAGCCTGTACAGCCGACCCACTTGTCAGCGCCTCGTCGATGTTGACAACGTCTCCATACCGCTCCGTGCAGGCGCGGACGACGCGGGCGGAAAAACACAGCAGGTGCTCCGCCCCGTCGATAGTGATCCGCGCCGTCCTCATGCGGCCTCCGTGATGTTAAGCCGCGCCTTGATGTAGGCCTCGGCCTGGGCCTCGGTGGTAAAGGTGGCCTCCCGCTTCCACATGTGGGTGGCACTGTCGTCCCGCATGATGGTCGCGCTCAGCTCCGGCACCTGCCATTCGATGCTCTCGCCCTGAGTGGTGGCAGCGTCCGCAGGCACGGAGAACATGACCTTGCTCAGCACAACGGCCCGCCACTTGTACGCGCCGCCCACTTTTTTCTTGACGATAAAGCCCACGCCCAGATAGGGGGTGTTCTGGGTGTCGTCGTACACCAGCTCCTTGACGGAGGTGTCCGTCACGCCTTCGATCCCGGTAATGGCGGTCTCCGTCAGGCCCAGAATGGCCTTGGTTACCTCCTGGCTCAAATCGTCGGTGCTCAGGGTCAGGGTGCCGCCCGCAAAGCTGCGGTCGGTCTCTGCAATGCCGTTGTCCGCGTACAGGTTGTTGTCCTCTGTGGTGTCGATCTCAATGTTGGCCTCTGTGGCCTTGCCCATCACAGCGCCGTTGGCGTAGCTCACCGCGTTGCCGGTCGCGCTGTAAATGCCGTAATAGGGTTTGCTCAAACCAATAACAGCCATAGCTCAGGCTCCTTTCGTTTCAGCCTTGCCTTGACAGTGCAAGGCAGGGAAGTTAAAATATTCTCAACAAGGAGGGATTACAATGGGTTTTTTGTTTAAGAAAAAGGGCAGCTTGGCCAGCGACTATTTTTGCCCGCAGGTCGATATCGGGCCTATCCGCAAGGGGGATATGACAGAGCTGGCCCTGTACGATGACCACCTGGAACTCTCTAATCTCGTGGTCAAAACACCTGTCACCCTGCAATACAGCCAGGTCACCGACGTGTTTTACGGTTTGAAGGAAAAGATCGTGGAGAAAAACAAGTCGGTCATTGGCCGCGCCGTGGCTGGCGGCCTTCTGTTTGGAGAGATCGGTGCCATGGTCGGCGCGGTGAGTGGCACTGGGACCAAAGAGGTCAAAGAGCGGGACATGTATCTCATCATCAGCTATACCGCCTCCGATGGCTCGGATGGTCTCCTGTGCTTTAAGGATACCCGCTATTACCACGGCCCCAAGGTGGCGGCCAAGCTCAAAGAGCTGTGCCGCATCGAAGATCAGCAAATCACCGCGCTGTAAGCCTTTGCCTCCCCATCTGGGGAGGCTTTTTTATTCCATAATTTTTTCCAGCTCCTGGGCCAGCACCTCGGCCATCTTGGCCTCGGTTTTTTTCCGGCTCCGGGTCACGGCGGGCCGGATAAAGGGGTGCTTTAGTTTCCAGCTGGTTCCGCTTTCCACGCCCCGGGCCACCAGCTGGTTAGGCTGGCCGCCGGGAAACTGCTTGGTCTTGGTCCGGTTGTACCCGTCAAAGCCTATCTTGACGTTGAGAAATCCCCGGTCGTCCCGCAGCGGGGCGATGCCAAATCCGTCCAGCAGCCCCTGCCGCTGTGTGGCCGTCACGCCTCCGGGCAGCGGGTGCTCCGCTGTGCCGTAGCCCGTCACGATGGGCAGCCCCTCGATGGCGCTGCGCACCTCGTCGGCTACAATGTCCGCTCCGGCATAGATGGCCTTGGCCGCGATCTCGTCCTTGACGGCCCGGCTCAGCCTTGACAGCTTGCGCTCATACTCCGCAAGGCCCGGGAACTTGATCTGTGCCATCACACCAGCCCCCACACCCACTCGTAGTGCAGCAGGCCGGTCTCCGCCTCATACTGCACGGAGTTGAGATACCAGGCGCACTCCATCCTGTCCAGTACTCCACGGATGGCCGCCGTCAGCGGGTCGTCCTCCGTCTTGGTGTACAAATCGATGGTGCCGGAGTATCCGGCCTCCGTGTGTGCGTTGTCTCCCTCCAGGTCCTCGCTGCCGTCCTCCGCCCATACGATGTAGGGCGGCACGGCGTTGGGCTGGGCAAAGTAGTGATAGGCCGCCCCCAGCTCAGCCAGTGCGTCCCGTAATCTGTCCAGCATCGATCCCAGCGCTCCTCTCTAAGGTCAAGTCCGTGGCGGGTAGGTTGTCCTCGTCCAGTACGTCCTGTTTTTGGGTGATCCGGTACACGCCCTTGTCCTCGTGGTCATAGGGGGATAGGACCACCTTGTCCTCCGCCGGGTTGATGGTGTAGGTCCGCTGGATCCGTACCAGCAGGTCGGAGCGGTCTCCGTGCTGCTGTCCGGCGTACCAGCGGTTGATCCCCACCGTCCGCAGCCCGTAGCACCCGGCCCATACCTGGGTGTAGGTCTGCACCGGCATCCCGCCGGGCGGGGAGATATTAGCTCCCCGCCAGACGGTCAGCTCACCGGAATCAAGTACCATCCGCGCCACCTGCCTTTTGGGCAAACAGCCGGTTGTTGAGCGCCCAGCGGAGCATCCGGGGCATGGCCCCGGCCACGGAGTCGCCCCCACTGGATGCCCGCTTGCGCACCAGATAGGCCGCGTACATCTCCACCAGCTGCCCGTCCTCCACGCTGTCCGTCAGAGTCACGCCCTCCCGGGCGATGAACTCCTTGGCCGCGTTGACGGCCTGGGTCAGGTACGCCAGCCGCTGCTCACTGGGGTAAAGTTCCCCCAGGTCGGACCGCAGCACGGTCAGAATGTCCGCGTCCGTCATAGGCTTAGGACTTGGTCACGGCCACGGTATAAACCTTGGTGGCGTTGCCGCGCTTGACGGTGATCACCAGATCCTTGGTGCCGGTCACGGGGGTCAGGGTGCCGCCGTTGACCACGTTTTTGCCGTTGTAGGCCAGGGCCACGTCGGCGCCCGCCTGGGCGGGAGTGGCGGTCAAAGCACCGGCATCGCTCATGGTGGCGGTGTAGGCGGTCACGTCGGCGTCAAAGGTGGGAGTCAGGGTCAGGCCCGTGATGCCGTCCAGGTCGGCGTCGTTGGCGGTGTCGGCGGCAAAGTCCATCACCGTGGTCACGGCCACGTTGTTGATGTTGATGGCCACGAACGCGCCGGGGATAATGGGCTGACCGTCGGCCCGCTGCTTGGCCTTGTACACCGTGTTGTCCTGGATAAACTGCACCTCGCGGCTGGGCTCAATGGTCATGCCGCTGCGCATGGCCAGCAGGTACAGGTCGCCGTAGCCGCCCACGATGTCGCCGTCGGGCATAAATTCCAGGATGTCCACATCGCCGTTGACGATGGGCAGCACGCCGAAGATGTTGGCCACGATGTCGCCGGTGGCGGTAAAGGTGATCAGCTTGCTCTTGAGCTTGGCGTAGGTCTTGGAGTTCATGGCCCAGAACTGCTCGCCCCGGGAGTAGCGGGTAAAGGTGTTTCCGGTGGCCTCCACCAGGGCGGCCCAGAAGGCCGCGCCGGTCACGCTGTCGCCGCCGATCTGCTTGATGTTGCTGGCGTGCAGGTCCTCCCAGGCGGGGGCGTTGGCGGGGTAGTTGGCGGGGGCGCTCTGCTGGGCCAGACGGGTCACGATACCCAGAGGCATCCCGGTGCCCTTGCCGTACAGGATGGCCTTGTCCATGGCCAGGCCGATGGACTCGCTCAGCAGCTCCACGATCCAGCTGGCCAGGTTGACGTCGTTGTCCTCCAGCAGGGAGTTGCACACGGGGACAAAACCGGCCACCTTGTAGCCGTCCAGAGTGATCTGATTAAAGGCAAAGGTCAGCTCGTTGATGGCCGCGCACATCTCGGTCCACACGGCCTCGGGCACAGTACCCGCGATGGTCTGTCTGGCCTCGCCGCTCACGTTGCGGATCCGTACGCGGTTCAGCAGCTTGCTGTACCGGTACATGTCCTGGGCGATCAGGTCCAGGAATACCACGGGGATGGTCAGCTCGCCGCCGGTCACGGCCCGGCTCTGGCCCTTCATGCTGCGCAGCTGGGTCAGGAAGGTCTTGGTGTCCTCCTGGGCCAGAATGGCGGCGCGGCGCTCGCCGCTCAGGGCGTCAAAGGCCCGCTGGTTGCGAGGCAGGGCCCGGATGTTGATGTTCTCCATGTGCATGTCACCTCTCACTTTCTCCCCGTGCTTGGGGTCGTTCTCCTGGGGCTTGGGGGCGCTGCGCTCCAGCTCCTCCAGCTCGTCCTCCATGTGCTGGACCTCCTCAGTCAGGGCCTGCTTCTGGCCCTGGTGGGCGGTCCGCTCGTTTTCAAATTTTTCGATCTCGACGGTCACGGCCGCCTCCTGCTCCTGGTTGCCGGGCTCCACCTCGTTGATGGCGGCCTCCAGTTCCGCCTCCCGGGTGACAAACTCGGCGTCCTTTTCCTCCAGCGCGGCCAGCTCCGCCTTCTTGGCGTCAATGGAGCGCCGGAGCATCAGTGCTTTCAGCATGGTTGCTCTCCTTTCTTGTCTTAGGGTTTATTGTGCAGGCGCTCCAGCGCCTGGGCTTTCCATACCTCGCTGCGTTTCTTCCGCAGCTCGTCCAGGTCCCGCTTCCGGGCAGACACGGAGGTGTCCTCGTAGGCCGGGAAGGTGCAGGGGGAGACCTCATACAGGGGCTTGACCTTGGTGATCGTCCAGTGTACGGTCCCGTCCTCCCGGTATTCCGTCTCCTGGGCCGCGATGTCAAAGCCAAAGGAGCACCCGGTGATGTCCCCCCGGTTGATCCTGGCGTAGGCGTTCATCGCCTCGCTGTCCTCCCGGTTGATCTGCACCCGGCCCCACAGGCCCTTGCTGTCCTGCCGCAGCTCCAGCGTCCGGGCGGTGGTCCGTCCCAGCACCAGGTCGCTGTTGTGGTTGTACAAACAGCGGACGTCGTCGGTCACGCTCTCGTCAAAGGCTCCGGGGGCGATGCTCTCTGTGGCCCCGGGCCAAAGCTCGTAAATGGCGTTAAAGACGGAAAAATAGCCCTCCAGGTACAGGTCTCCGTTTTCCTCCCGGGTCTCCATTTTGTCCATGGGGATATATCTGTGTTCCACGCTATTCCCCCTCCTTTGGGTTTAATTTCTTCTGGTCGCCCAGCCGGTCCTCCGGCAGATAGTTTTCCAGCGCCAGAAGGTCCTGCATCTCCTCGTCCGGGGGCAGGTTCAGCCAGCTGCGCCACTCGTTCCGCCGCAGGGCCATGCGGTCCACCATCTTGGCCCCCGACTCCACCAGCTCCGTGATGGAGTAGCTGTACAGGCTCCGGCTGTTAAACCGGTAAAACAGTTCCGGTGATCCCAGCAGTTTCCGGGAAAACTCCTGCTCCATAGCCTTGGCCAGGGGCATCAGTGTGCTGTTTACAAAATTGTTCCACGCGTCCCTTTTGAACTCGCCAACCCCCAGCACAAAGGGCGGGATCCCCAGCACGGAGGCCACCGTCCGCTTGTCCAGGGTGACCATGGCGTCCAGGGCCAGGTCTGACAAGGTCAGCGGCTTTACCTGCTCAACAGAAAACTGCTCCGCCGGAATCATCCAAGGCTCCCCGGCCTGTCCGCTCATGGCGTATGACTCCAGCAGCTTCTTCCGACCGGCGGGGCTGGCAAACTCCTCCGTCAGTGCGTCCACCTTGACGATCAAAGAGGGTTTCCACTTGGACTCCATAAAACCCTTTTCCGTCTTGGCCGCCTGTTTCAGGTTGTTGGCCACCTCGCCCAGGGACACCCGGTATCCCGTGCCCAGCCAGGGGTATAGACTGTCAGAACCAATGGTAAAATGGAGCACCTCGTCAGGTCGGTGGGCCTGCCCGTTGATGTAAACCTGATAGCCCCAGCCGTCCGGCACAAAGGACGCGTAGGCCGGAGGAATGGGGATCAGGTCCCCCAGCCGTCCGTTTTCCGTCTGCGGCCAGACCACGGCGTTTCCGTTGCCCTCCAGATACATGGTCCGCACGATCCACGCCATAAAGGCCGACCTGGTCATGTTGGCGTTGGGGTCGATGTCCAGTTTCCGGGACAACCCGTCGAACACCCGCAGGTCCCCGTCCGTGCTGTTGCGCAGCAGATGGATACTCATGGAGCCGATGGCCCGGGCGATGGCGTCCACCCCGGCGATGATCTCCGGGTTTTGGGCCAGACTGGTGTAGCCCTGACAGGTCAGGGTGTCAAAGGCGTCCGCTCCGCACAGCCAGGCCATGCAGGAGCTTGTGGGCTTGTCCCTCGCCTTGGGTGGAGTTTTTCGCTGTCTCTTGCTCACGCTTTCTCGTCACCTCCAAACCAGGCGGCGGATTTGCCGCCCGCCTCCAGATCCTCCAGATAGGTACAGGCCGCAAACACTGCGCAGTCAAACACGTCAATGCGCAGGTGCGGCGCCAGTTTCTCATACATCACCATGTCGTCGCTTTTTTCGATTCCTCGAACGTTTTGCACGCAGTACTCAAAGGGCTCCGCATGGCAGTAGTACAGAGTGCCCCGCTTTGCGCTGTTCTCCAGATATCGAAAGCCCTCGCTTTTCCGGGTGAACAGCTGGGGCTGGTCCTTGATGGGGAAGTGCTGCTTTTTCATCTCCACGTAGTACTCCCGGCAGAATTTCCGGTCGTGTCCGATCCGGCGGATCTTAAATCCCTCCGCCCGCCGGGCCATGTACCACTTGACCACGTCGGAGTGGTTAAGCACTTTGTCGTTGCACATGTCCAACCAGCCGTCGTCCTTCCACCCAAACAGGGGGATCTCGTCCTCGTTGGCTTTGACCATGGCCGCAGTCACTGGGAACCAGCAGTGGGGGATGATAATGTCCACGCCCTTGTAGTGTCCAAACAGACAGGCCGCCGTCAGGTCGTATAGCTTAGACAGGTCGCTGCCGCCGTACCACCGGATGGGCAGCCGCCGCAGCTCGTCCAGCGTCCAGCTGTACTGCCGGTCGCTGGCCCGGAATTCCTCCACGTCAAACCAGGCCTTCAGCTCCGCCGTAAATACGTTCAACGACTTCTGAAAAAACTCGGGCCGCAGCTGTGGGTCGTCCTTGGCCTGGGCCGCGTCGTTCATCATGTCCTGAGGCCGGATGGACTGTCCCCAGCCGGGGTTGCACCCGGCCAATACCTGCTCATTGGTGTAGTCCACGTCCCCGTTGTCCATCCGTGGGGCGCAGGCCAAGAAAATAAACAGACTGTCCGCAGCGTCTCCGGTGATGGTGCCGTTCAGTACCTTTCGGCAGTACTCCACGCGCCGGGCCAGAAAACCGTGGGCTAGCTTGCCGCCGGAGGAGATCCCGATCACCAGCTTGTTGGAGTATGACTTGGTTGCGTCCTTTAGGACCTGGTATTGCCGTGGGCTCTTGTAGGTGTGCTCCTCGTCGGCGATGACGATGTTGCAGTTAAAGCTGTCCTGCGTGTCCACGTTGGCCGCCAGGGCGTTGATGCTGATAAAGCCCGCGTCGCCCAGGTCTCCGGTAATGGACCGCTCCACGTTGTTGTTGATGACCCGCAGGCCGTTCTCCTGGTCGTCCTCCACCGTCAAATGCAGCCGCTTGATGTTGTACTTGATGAAGTCAAAGCCCTCCAGGGCCTGCTTCAGCGCTCCGCCCACCTCGTACACCTTGGAGCCGGAGGTGGCGTAGTACAGGGCCAGCGCCCAGGCCAGAGCGGCGGCAAAGGTGGTCTTGATATTTTTGCGGGGGATAAAGTCCTGGGCCTCGGTAAACCGCCGCAGCTGGGTGCCCCGCTGGTAAAAGCCCATGATGTTGGACACGATAAACTTGTGGTATGGGAGCAGCAGGAAGGGCGTACCACGCAACGGCGTGCCGTCTAAAAATTCCCCCTGCTGGTGACACATCATGGTTTCGATGATGGCGATGATCTCGCAGGCCGGCTCAAACCGAAAATCCCACTTAGGGTTTTCCAGGTCCCGCACATAGCGCTTGCAGGCCAGCACGATCTCCTCGCAGGCCACCGTCTCTCCGGACAGCACCCCGTTGACGTAGCCGTCCACCTCCGCCTGATAATCTCCGGCGTGAGTCATGGCGTGCTCGTGGGCCGCGTCCATCAGCTCGGCCAGTCGACTGCGCCTTCCGCTGGCCGTTTCCGCCAGCTTGGTCTGCACGGCTTTCAGGGCCTTTGGTGTCAGCCCCAGCTGAGTGCGCAGAGACTGCACATCAGCCCGCAGCTTGTCCACCGCCGCCCAGTACGGGTCCCGGGCCAGATACTCGGCCCCGGCCTTGTTCACCTGCTTGGCCACCAGCTGCGCCCCGTTCTCCCGCCAGGTCTTTTCCGCCCGGGAAAGCTCGCGCTCCGTCCGGGCCAGGGCCTTGATGGTCTTGTCAAAAATCGGGTTGTAGGTGCCGACGGCTTCCATGTCGGCTTTGATCATGGCCTCCCGGCCCATCGGCTCACCTCCGGTCAGATCAGCGGGGCATGGGAGTGGACCTCGCGCCCGCCCGCGTCGTTCGCGCCCGCGTCGCGCTCATCCGCGCCCGCGTGGGTCTCTGCGATCTCGTTTACCCCCCCTCTCGGTTTTTCCTCCCTCCGTCGGAAAACCTTCCCGCCCCATTACGCAAACGGCGCGGAATCGGGAGGAGATACCGGGGGGGATACCCTGCGCCGCCAGGACTCACCCAGCGGCGTCAGATTGTGAGTCACCCGGTCGTGCATAGCCTCATGGCTCTGCTTGCTCAGCGAGACCAGATTCCACAGGCACCAGGCATACTCCGGGTAGTCCTCAGCGGGCCAGACGTGATGCACATAACAGGCATCGACCTTTCGGCCGTACCGCAAGTTTTCACGGCATCGATATCCGTCCCGCCGCAGGGCCGCCGCCCGAAGTCGTTTCCAGCGCTGAGTCCTGTACCCGTCCCACATGGTGCCCTCCTTGTGTCGGCTCAGCCTTTTGGCACCGGGCTATCACCTCCGGGCAAAACAAAAGAGCCCGAACCGACATGAACGCTCTCGCGTTACATACGGCTCAGGCTCATTGGCTCAGGCTCAAATCGATATCCAGATATTGCTCCCGCTTGCAGTGTCGGCAAAAGACAAAAGCTTTGACTTTGCCGTCTGGAGGGAGTCGGAGTAGTTTCATCGCACGGCAGGAAGGGCACATAACCCATCCGTCCTTTATGCTTAGTTTACCATGTTCGTTTGGGTTTTTCAACACTTATCACCGCCTTTTTAAAAATGTGCGTATTATCCGACTATATTTCAAGTTCCTTTAAATAAAAGAATTTCCAGACGCTTTGTCGATGTACCAGGCGTAGTTGTAGACTCCAAATTCGTTCTGGACTTGGTTTCGCCCGCAAGCATAAGCGTCCTTTGGGATCCGGATGTTTCCGCTGGTGGACATCCACTTTTTTGGCGGCGGCAGCTGCCGGGTCAGCGTCCTGCTGGAGGTCCACGGGCGCGATCCCGTCGGGATAATGATCCCGTCCGTGGACTCCTTAGTGTAGTACCTGGCCATGCGGCGGTAACTGTCCGCGGGTCCCCGCAGCAAAGGCTCGTCATCCACAAACCCCGCCGTCCATAGGTGCTGGATCACTGCGGGCGGAAACTGCCCGTACCGGAGCACTGCGTGGAGGTGATACCGCCGGTCGCCGTGCTTGCCCTCGATCAGCGACACCCGGTCAAACGGTTGTCCGTCGTTCCACCGCTGGAGTTTACACCAAAAGTTCCTGGCCGCCGCCCGCGCATCCCGGAACTTAAGCGGCAGGTGGTCATCGTCAAAGGTCAGCGTGTAGCAGCACCCCTCAAAACCAAACAGCGCCAGCCGCAGCTCCAGCCGGTCCACCGTGCTGTGACAGACCGCGCTGTCCCTTGGCGGAACCAGGATTTTGTTTTTCTCCCGGCGCTCCCACGGCGTATCATCAGCGGACAGCCTGGGCCTCAAAGCCCGGCACTCCTTGACCAGAGGCCCGGCCCGCTGTCTGGTGCAGTACCACAGGCGCTCACCCATGGCCGCCCTCCAGCTTGTCCAGGGCCTTGTCCACGGCCTCCCAGGTCTGAATGTCCGCCGTGGTCAGCCCCGTCAGCAGTCCACGCATCAGGGTTGCGTTTACGCCCTGGGCGCCCTCCAGCGACGCAAAGCAGCCTTGACCGTGGGTCTTACGATACTTGGTCAGCCGGTCCAAAATCTCCCGTTTCCGCTTGGCCCCGGCACCTGTGATGATCTGCGAGCCGACCCTAAACTCAATGTTTTTCTCCCGCAGCAGCTCGGTCTCCGCCTTGCCCGTCAGTCGCGGGGCGTCAACCTGCACCCGCTCGGGCAGATCCTCCACCGACCAGCTGCATCCCAGGCCCAGCACCAGCACACCGCGGGCCAAAGACTCCACCGCAAAATCCCGCAGCTCCCTCAGCTCCTCCATGGTCTGCTTGCCGCACTTGATCACCAGCACGTCCATCCGTTACACCCCCCAGAATGCTTCCCGGACCGGTCCGTCCGGCATGTCAAACTCCACCAGGTGGAAACGCCCCAGCGGATGGATGTACACCACTCTCCCGCTCATTGGCCTCTGCTCGCTCCTGATAGCGCCCCGGTCTGTGATGACCGGATGCTCGATGGTAACCGGCATCCGGACCACCTTATCTCCCAATTTCATCCGGACACCCCCTTAAAACGGCAGATTTCCGGAACCGTCGTCCGGCAGCTCAATAAAATCTTGCTGGGGCTGATAGGCCGGATTCTGATAAACCGGAGCCGGTGCCGTTGCGCTCTGGCCGTCGCCCTCACGCCGGGAGTCGCCCCAGTACACGCTGTCCGCCACGATCTCGGCGCTGGTGCGCTTGATCCCGTTCTTGTCGGTCCAATCCCGCATCTGGAGCCGCCCCGACACCACAGCCATCCGGCCCTTGGTAAAATACTTGGAAACAAACTCCGCCGTATAGCTCCAGGCCGTAACGTCGATCCAGTCGGTGATCCGCTCACCGCTGGCCTTGTCTTTAAAATCCCGGTCGACTGCCAGCCGGAAGGACGCCACCGGCGTACCTGTCTGTGTGCGTCTCAGCTCCGGGTCCCGGGCCAGGCGGCCCATGATAACAATATGATTCAGCACTCAAATGCTCCTCTCGTCGTCCAACTCTTTTTCCCAGCCCCGGGGAAACCGGCTCCGCCTGCTGTCTGAGCCGTCAGAGACGTACTCAGGGCAAAAGATGATCTCATAGCTCTCAACAGCCTTTATCCCGTACCTCTGATACTCGCCATAGGCCCGATGAATCGCCTCCCAGCCCTCCACTGGTTTAAATTGCAGCTGTCCCGTCGCCGGGTCCCTGGCCGTCCAGCTGCATCCTCCGTAATACTTTTGGCAGGTCCAACACGGCTGACTCGTCATCCTCAGTCCTCCCATCCGTACCGCTCCGACCTGCTGGCGTAGTACGGCCCCTCGGCCTCCTGCAAGCAGGCCTCAAACCTGGCGATTGCAAACATACCGTCCTTGGTATCGCCGTCCACCAGTTCGCCCACCTCCTGCGCCACCTGGTTGAGCTCTGTCATAAATCGCTTGCACCGGTCCGGGCCAAACCCAAAGGCCCGATGGAGGGCCAGCACGGCCATGTCCGCCATCTCCTGCCGCACCACCCGCCGGGTCACTCTCAACTCCGTCTCGTGGCGGGCGCGGAGTCTGTCCAGCATCCCGCTCATAATCGTCCGCCCTCCATATTCAGCGGCGTGCGCACCGTGCCCACGCTGCCGGAGTCGTCCGTGGTCTTGAAATACTCATCGGGCATCGGGAACATGAACCGGAACATCAGATAATTGGCGGCGTCCACCAGGTGCTCCGTGTTGTGGTCCTGCTGGAAAGCATCCAGACACAGCTGGGCCGTCGCCAGCGCATCCACACGGCCCTCGCCAAAATTCTTCCGGGCCGGTCCGTACTTGTGATAGGACACGGCCACCCTGTTTTTCCGCAGCCGGTCAAACTCATCGCTATACTCAGACATAGATCCTCCATTCTTCTGCCGCCGCCCGGGCGGCCTTGATCGTCTGAAAATACTGGCGCTGGCTCCCACCTGGATACTCCACCGCCAGACCCACCACCATGGCCACCGGCCATGCTTTTTTAACCCGGGCGGTGCTGGCCTGCACCCGGACCGCGCCCAGCGACCGCTCCAGGCTTATCTCGTCCATGTGCCGCAAAGCCGCCCGCAGCCGGAGCCAGTCGCTCTCGCTGATCAGCGCCGACACCGTCACTTCGTCCCTCCGTCCATCTTGGCCCCGCATTTGGGGCAGTAGTTTCCATCCACGACATAAAATGCCATCGCATACGCCTCTTGATTGCATTGGGAGCACTTCACACGTTTGAACTGTTCCGAGCAGTCCTCGTATCGGCTATGCAACCACCGCCCATGCACCACCGGGGCCACGTCGGCGGCGGGAATGCCGTTTATCATGTCTTGGATGTTTTTCCGTCCAAAACCCCAGTCAACAGTTCCATCGCCATAGTCTTCGTATACATCTGGATCAGCGTTTTCAAGTGCCTCCAGTAGCGCTTCCCGCTCAATGCATTCAGCCATTGTCAGCCCTCCTGTTCCATTTTTCGATTGCTAATAGATGATTTAAAAACCAATGAGTCCTCGGTTCGATCGGACAGTCTCTATTTGGGCAACATGCCCGAAAGCAGTGACCGTTTCTCAGTATAACGCCCTTATATCCACAAAACGGGCAAGGTTTTAGGTCATTCATTTTTATCGTCTCCAATGCCGCTTCAGCCATTTTCCTTCTCCTTTCCAGGTCTGGGACTCGGCACGGGAATCATGCGGCATTTATCAGCAGCAAACTCCGCAACATACCGCAAGGCAGTACAAGCGAGGGTGACATCGGCCATCCATTCGTCCGCGTCCTCTTTTCCGCGTCCTTCAAAGTTTCTGGCTCGGAAGTATTTTGCAACCATCAAACCTGCCTGCATAAGATTTTCTGCTGCCTCGTTCCATCGTTCTTTCGGCAGTGCATAGCCCATCTCAATTTTTACATTATCCATTTTTTACCTCCAATGCTTTCTCCGCCTCCTCGCGGGTCAGAACAAAATCCTTCCCAATTCCCAAATCCCATCCCCTTGTCACAGACGCCACGCAGTTCTCAGGGTCATTCCCGCAAAGACATGGCGCATATACGCACGATTCACAAATTGTAAACATCTCAGTTAGTGTCATTATCAGCCCTCCTGTTTCTCAAAATAAAACCTAACTGGATGAGCTCGTTCTGTAACTTCGCCGTATGCGACACCGACCTTGTAGATATAGTTGTCGCGCAGTTTGCGAGGGATTTCTTCGATGTATCGTCTAAAGGTTTCAAGCGAGTTCGCCCGCTTGTAATGGTTGCACATCCGGCAGGATGGCATGAGATTATTGAGATCGTCTGTACCGGCATCCTCAATACCCCACGCCCTCAGCGGTTGAAAATGATCTACCTGCATATCTTTGTAGGCAATTTTTCGCCCGCAGTACGCACAATGCCCATTATATTTTTGATAAACAGCTTCTCGCTTTGATTTGCTAATTGCCATCCTTCATCGCCTCCACATAGCACCAGCTCTGGGGCGGGCGCTTAATGTCACCGCTCAATTTTTTGCAGCCTGTGCATTCCCATGTGTATTCTGCATGGCAAGAATCGCACGGGTCAGTTGCGCGCTGGAACTCGCCCAGATCGCGTGGCATATCATAAATGCGCAGGCCGGAGATGTGCCAGCCGTAAAGCGGTGTTCCGTGTCCATAATCCCATAGTGCCCCATTTTCAAGACAAGTCCGCAATACATAATCATCGTCAATGTCATAGATGCCATACGGTTCGTTTGCCGGGGCAAGTCTATCTATGCGGTCACAGGTAAATTCCCCGATGACTTTGCCGTGCTTTCCCCACGCTCCGAGATCAACACCGCTCTGCGTGCAGTAGATATAGCACTTAAACGGCGTTTGAAGCTTGGGCCGCGTCTTGCGCACCTCAATCGTCTTTTCGCCGCTGGCAATCTTCTCACACCACTTCGGGCGAATGCTCAGCATAACAGCCTTACTCATCCTTCATCGCCTCCAATGCTTTCTCCGCCTCCTCGCGGGTGAGAAATACGGTCTTGCCAAATCCGTTTATCGATACGCCATACTCCCGCCCTCTGGCTCCTATTGGCTCAAGGCCAATAAAGCCGATTTTATTGCCCATACCAATTTGCTTGACCTCGCACTCGCTTATATGCTTATCCGTGTCCAACAAGGCGAACACCCGCTGGCCCATTTTGCACGGCAGCACCACCAGCCGCCCGTCCTTGTCGGCCTCGGCCAGATTGCGGATGCGATTGAGCAATGCAAGCTGCTCCGTCAGCGTTTTCGATTCTTCCAGCGCGTAATCAAACAGTTTTCCCAAAGCGGTTACTTCTTCCGGCGTCAGCCACGTCTCTTCGTAGGCGGCGAGGCGGTCCATCATCTCTCGGACACCTGCGGGTTCAACCTCGCAGGGGATCTGTCCGGTTGAGTAAGGATTTTTCGCGCCAACGTAGACCAAAACGCCGTTAATCCTTCTTGTCAGTCGTTCCATATTCACCCCTCCAGCATCAGCTGTCCCTCGGTGTACGCCTGATACAGCGTTCTCCCGCTCTTGTCGGCCAGATACGGCAGGAACACCTCGTCCACCGGCACGTCGCAGCTTTCCACCAAGGCCAGCTGCGCCAGCACCCAGTCCCGGATATTCCGCCATGCTGTCCGTTCAGCCTGGTCTCGGTCAGCCTTGATCCGCTGCTTAGCGAACACCCGCAGCGTCCCCTCGACCCCGGCAGGGAGTACAAAGCCCCGCATCCCGTTTGAGGTCTGGAGTGCGAACGTCACCGCCACAGGCTTTCCGCCGTCGTAGTCCACCATGATTTTGGCGGCTCCCGACCGGGCCAGTGCCCCCTGAATCTCCCCCAGGCTGGTGTATACATCCACCCCGCTGGTGTAATTCTTAATTGCCATCTGGCACCTCCTGTAGCTCCGACAAATGCCACTTCTCGTCCCTCACCTGGAATGCGTCGCCCAGCTGCACGGTGCCTGGGAAATTGTGCTGCGTAGTCTGGATGGCGTACTTGTCGATCTCGGTCGCATAGTAGGCGGTGATCTCCGCCCCCAGCTTGTCCAGCGCGATATGCCCACAGCTCATGCCATCGTACATAGACAGGACTTCCACCGGCCCCGCCGCCAGTCCCTTGAAGTGGCCCATGATGTGCGCGATCACATCCACGGTCCAGCCGTTGCCCAGCATTTTGTAGGCTTGGCTGGGGCTTACGGGGAAAACGTAGGTCTCCGGCACCGTTTGGAGGCGCATACACTCGCGGACCGTCAGCTTGCGGATGATGTAGCAGCCGTCCCTCAGCTTGATAGGGTACTCTTGCCCTTTGACCGTGATCATTCCGTCGCGCACCTGATAGATCGGCGCGTCCAGGGTCCCGCAGTATTCGTAAAAATCGCACGAGGTCGTCAGGCAATTCGTCTTGTCCTTCATGGCCCGGCCCCGCCGCGTCTTGCTCTGCGGCATGGCAAGGTCCACACACTCGCCCGGCTGAATGACTGTGTACCCCAGCTTCGTCGCCTCGTTCACCTGCATGGGAGGAGCGGCGGCCTTTATCACCGCACCATCTACTACCAGCACGGCGCAACTGCTCGTGACCATGCTCCCGGTCGAAAGGGTAGGTGCTTTCTCTGACACTTCTGCACGGTTGTATGGGTTGAACATCTCCGGCAGGTAGCCTTTCTTCTCCACGATGTCGCTGATCGACCGACGGACGGTTTGATTTTTCTCTGCATCGACCAGCACAGCATCTTCTCCGTCTATCGCGCAGACATGGAGCGGTTCCGCTATGCAGTCATATTGCTGCTTGGCTTGGTTCGGGTCGTTCATTCTCGGCACAAGATTGTTTTCAAGTTTTCCCATGTGTGCATCGACCGTTCTCGACTTCCAGCTTTCCAGCGCATTGACGACCAAAGCGCCCTTCGTCTCCAAAATATCCCGAAGCAGGATGCCACGGTCCTCCGGCAGCTCGACCGGCACTTGGCTGTATGTACCATCGGGGTTGCGCTTCCCGGCCCAGTAGAGCCGCTGGCGGTTCTGTGCGCTCACCAGTGCGGAGTTGATAAGCACGGGTTCCACGCCCAGTTCCGCCGTGATCTGTGCCCGGATTGCGGAGGACATGGACTTGTTGTTCTCATACAGGAAATAGTCCGGCTGGTACTTGTCCCGCGCGATTCGGTAGTTCAGGAACAACTCCCAGCCGATACCGTTGGCTTCGGTTTCGCGGTTCTTCGTCTGCGCGATGCTCCAATGTGTGCAAGGGCTTCCGCCGATCAAAATTCTCATTTTCCGCCTCCTCACCCGTCGCAGCACCCGCACGGAGCGCCGCAGAGGCAGCCGCCAGGGCTGTCCGGGAATAACTCGTCAAAGGTGATCTGTGCGTCCTCAAGCTCCTTGTTCGCAAGAAACTCGTTGTAGTAGCTCTCCCAAGACCAGTTACGTCCCAGCCCTTTAACGTTAACGTTCGTCGCTTCTGCCCCGTGCTCGATCTCCACCGCCCGACGGAACAGATCTGGATACTTCTCCCACAGGGCCTGGATCTCCTTCTTTTTCATGGAGGGGCAGAAGAAACAGGAGCTTTTCCCGGGCCTGGGCAGTCCGGCCCGCTCGATCACGCGAACGCACTCATCCCGGGTCCAACCCCACACATAGAGGGGGTAGTGGTTCTCATACTTTTTGTTCGTCTCGTCCGCCGGGGCTGCGTGCTGGATGCGCCGGGTCTCACCGGCATCGTATCCGATATACTTATGGACTCTCTGCCCGCTGGCCCACACGTCCTTGCATGGCTGGTAGTTGTTGCAGAATTTTTCCTGCGTGCCGATCTTGTGCTTTAACGAGCATCGCTTAAACCCATAGGCGATTGAGGGCAGCGTTCCGCTGTTTAGGCACTCCTGTTCCAATGTCAGCCGGTTCCCGTCCTTGTCGTGGTACTCCACAGAGATGATTTTCGGCAGTCCGTGCCCCTCCAGCCACCGGTTGAATATCTCAATAAACTCATAGGTGTGGGGTTGCTCTTCGCCCGTGTCGGCAAACAGGATCAGGTCGATGGGGATCTTGTGCAGATGCATTCCGATGATCATGGCGGTGCTGTTTGTGCCTCCGCCGAAAGATACGATGTTCACGCCTTACTTACCTCCCCGTACTTATCCCCTATGGGCCCGCCCTGGATGTCACAGCTATACGCCTCGTGACCCAAATGCCGAAACGCCTTGCAGACCGTCTGTGATTCCTCGCAGGCTATTAAAATCTTCATCGGGCCACCTCCCGTTCAAACCTGATTTTCATCTGCGCCGGGTACAGGTCAACCTCCGGCCTGCGCTTTCCGGTCCACCGGAGGCCGCCAGATTGTCCCACGCACTTCCAGCCAGCCGCCCGGAGGCTGGCCCCGTTTTCGCTTTCCAGAATGTAGGTCACCAGGCGTTTATACCCCATAGCACGGGCGGCTCTCCATGCGGCGGCGTAAAGCATGGAACAGGCGTTGCGGGTTCCGTCTGTGCAGAGGCGGTTTACCTCCAGCGTCCAGCCATCGTCTAAGTGCCGCGAGACAGGTCGGCCCACAATAGCCACGCCCACGATCTTCTCACCGTCGGACAGTCCGATCGAAAACTTGTGTCCCACTACAGGCCCGTGGTGGCGGTGGTATTGCTCAACGTAAGCGTTGGCCTCCTTGAGTGTCATAGGGCAGATTTCAAGCATTCTTAATTTACCTCCCCGTACTCCCAAACCCGTTGTCGCCCCGGTCTCCGCCGTCCAGCGCATCCGTCTGCTCCACCCTCGGATACAGCACCGGCAGCACCACCAGCTGGGTGATTTTGTCCCCCCGTGTAAACTGCTTGGCCTCTGTGCCGTGGTTGTACAGCTTGACCAGGATGGTCCCGGTGTAGCCCTCGTCAATAACACCCTCGGACACGATCCCGTCCTTGACGTTCAGCCCGCTCTTGCTCTTGAGCATCCCCACCGTCCCGGGCGGAAGCTGGATATGCACCCCGGTGTCGATCACCGTGCTGCCCCCGGCCCGGACGTAGGCGTCCACCGGCGTGCGCAGATCCAGCCCCGCGTCGGTGTCGTGGGCCCGCTGGGGCAGATATGCCCCAGGGTCAAGCCGGACACGCAGATCCTCCGGCCGGGCCTGCTGCAGCACGGACTCCTCCAAGAAGATCTCCAGCCTACGCCGCAGCAACTCGTTTTCCTCCTCCAGCATCGCCCGTTTGCTGCGGCTTTCCATGCTCCGCAGCGCATTTGCAATCTCACAATTTGTCATGCTCAATCCTCCTCAAAACGGCATCCCGCCCTTGCCCTCATCAGTGTCGTCAAAGGGCAGCGGGACGCTCCCCGGGATGTCGTAAAATGCCGTCTGCACCGGCTTGTCCGGGATAGGCTTGGCCGCCTGGGCCAGCGACTCCCGGAACCTCTGGTGGGCTCCGTCAAAGGCCAGATAGTCCACGCCTCCGGCCTCGCCCTCCTTGTTTTTGGCGATTTGCAGGCACCGCCGCGCCCTCGTGTTGCCCGGCTCCTCAAGATACAGCAGCAGGATCCCATCGGCGTCCTGCTCCAACTGTCCCGACTGCCGCAGGGAGTGCATCCCCGGGGACTTGACCTTGCCTTGTCCGGTCTGGGGCCGCGCCAGCTGAGACAGTGCGATTACCGTCACCCCTGTGGTCTGGGCCAGAGTATGCAGGTCCTTGGAGATCTGCGTCACCTGCTCAAAGTCCGACCGCCGCCGGTCCTCCGGCGCCACCAGCTGGATATAGTCGATGTAGATGATCTCGTACCGGCCCGCCGCTGTCATGGCCTGGATGTCCAGCACCGACAGGCCGCCCGCCTGGATGATTTCCAGCTTGCGCCTCACCATGCCGGAGGATCTGGCCTCGCAGGCCTCCCAGTCCTCCGGATCCATCTTGTGGCGCTTGATCCTGCCAAAGTCCACCCCGGCAGCAGCGGACACCGCACGGTCCACGATCTTTTCCGGCTTGGTCTCCAGGCTAAAGTACCCCACTCGGTGCTTTTGCGCCTGCGTCCATGCCATTTGCAGGGACAGGGCCGTCTTGCCTGTGGACGGCTCGCCGCCCAAAATGATAAAATCCCCAAACTCCGACATCATGGCCCCGTCCACCTTGGGCAGGCCCCAGGGGATATGTACCGCCTCGGTCCGCTGGCGCTCGTAAAAGTCCAGCAGCCCCTGCTCCATAGACACCACCCGCACGCTGGGCCGCCCTCCGGCGATCCGGTTGGCCTGAGCCAGCAGGCTCTGGGCCTCCGCCGCGTCCACGCATCCCACCAGGGAGGCTCCCAGGTCCTTGAGCTTGGCAATCTTTGACTGCTCCACCGTCAGGGTGATGTACTCCCGCACATTGGCCGCCGTTGGCGTCAGATCCATCAGGTCAAGCAGCAGCTTTTGATACTCCGGTCCCAGCAGGTGGGCCACAGTGACGGCGTCAATGGGCTTCCCAGCCTGGAACAGTTTGCGGCAGGCGTCAAATACCGCCCGGTTTGGGCCGGTAAAATCCTCCGCCTGCACCCCCTGCATCACCAGGCCCGCCGTGTGAGCCCCGTCGATGAGCATGGAGCCCAGCACGCCAACCTGGGCCTCGTAATAACGGCTCGGCGTCTGGCTCATAGGTCATACACCCCCGGCCCCTGCACCAGCTCCAGCCGTTCCGGCTCCGCCGGGGCGGGCCGTCCGCCAGCCTTCAGCGGGAAGATGCCTTTCCAGCTGTTTCCGATGCTCTGCTTCAGCAGCTCGATTTTCTGCTCCCGGTTTCCGCCGCTCAGCTTCTCCAGGGCGTCCAGCTGGATCAGAATAGCCCGGGTGGAGTTGATGGCCCGCAGCTTCTTGCGGGTGTCGATAAAATCCCCCAGCAGCCGGGCCAGCTCTCCGTCGTCCTTGACGTAGGACCGGAGGATGGGCTTGGCGTCCTCCGCCAGATCATACTTGCTCTTGCGCTCCGTCCGCGCCCACCTATGGGGGGTAAGGGGGGTATTTATTTCTTTATTTTTTTCTTCTTTATTATTTAGTGCCTGATTTCCCGTCGACGGTTTAACCGTTGACGGTTGAGCCGTTGACGGTTTTTCATACAACGGTTCTTTTTTTGCCTTTCCGGCGGGGGCTTCCTCCTGCAAAACGTAGGTGCAGGAGGCGAATTTCCCGTGTTCCCCGTGCCGCTGCTCCCGTAGAAGATAACCGGCGTCGATCAGCTCCCGAAGGATCCTGTTGACCTTTTGCCGCCCACACCCGGCCTTGTTGGCAAGCCCCGTCTCACTGTATGACCAGTTGTCCGGCAGACTTGCCATCATCACCAGCAAGCCCCTGGCCTCCAGAGATAGACGGGCATCCTGGGCCGCCGACCTGTACAGCACCACAAAACCCTTGCGCGGCCCTGTGCGGATCGTCCGCTCCTCGCTCATACCCATCCCTCCTGCTCCTTGATGGTCATGCTGCCGTCCTCGTTTACCGTGGCCAGCACCACCACGCCGCAGGTCAGCCAGCCCCGGAAAATGCGGTCGCTCATCCGCTCCACCTGCCATACCATGTCCGGCCCGTACTGCTCCAGCAGTGCCTCCGTCACGCTTGCCGCCGTGGGCAGCGTCGCCGCGATCATCTCGCCCAAAAATATCCCTCCTGTCTCCCGCCGGAGCCATCTGCCCCGGCAGCTGTAAAGTCGTTTAGATTGCCGCCATAGCCAGCGCCGCCAGCAGAGCGTCCCAGAAGCATTTGCCCAAAATCACCAGGCCGATCATGGCCGCCAGATAGGCCAGCCCCACCCGGCGCTCTCTCCGCATCTGCTGCCGTGTCCTCTCTCGTCTGTCCATAAGTCCGCCTCCTCACATTGCCCAGCTTGACGCCACGGCCCCCAGTAGAGCCGTCAGCGACATAGCCAGACACCCGGTCAAAAATCCGTGCCGCCAGCTGTCGCCCCGGTCGGCCAGGATGCTCAGCACCCCAAAGGTGATGCCAGCCGCGCTGAACACGGCAGCGCCCGCGATACATAGATCCCGCATGGTCAGCACCTCACAATCTGGACGATCTCGTCCCCGCTAAACCGCAGAACCTTGTCCAGCGCCCGGATGTCGTCGCAGGTCCAGGCTCCGTTTCGGAGTTTGTAGGAAAACGTCGTGGGGTAGATCCCGCAGGCCACGGCCAGGTCCGACTGGGTCTTGATGTCCCGCTGGGCCTGCTTGGCCTTGATGATCGTGCGGATCGTCTTGCAGCGCTCCGCCTGCGCATCCCGAACAAGTTTAACTTTCGGCATCAGATATCGACCTCACTTTCAATGCGGATTAACTGTCCGCCTATAAAATACAGTCCGCCGACCCGCAAGGGCGCGGGCCACAGCATCGTGGCCGCCCGCCTGCTGATCGTCTCGACCTCTCCGTCGTTCCGGATCTTAACCTTGCATACCTTGTAGCACATAAGCAATTCTCCTATTTCCCTTCATAATCTATGGGGCGGGGTCGGATTATGCCAACTGAAACACACTGTAACAGTAATTTCCGTTTTCATCGGAAACGGTTTTAACCTTACAAAGCTTTGACAGCGCCGCACTCATTTGGGACCCGTAGGCCCCGCGCTCCCATAGCTTGGAACGTTCCGCGGCTTTCCAGAAGCAGCCGACTTCAATCCCGGCGTTGGGGCCGGGAAATGGATGATGTTTGGTAAAGCGGGCCTTGATGAAACTCTCACACCATTCAACTTTGATCTCTTTCATTTTTCGTCCTCCCTCAGCAGCTCGTCCACGGTCACGCCGTAGAGCTTGGCGATTTTCGGCAGCTGTGCGCTGCGGGGCTGGGTCTTGCCGCTCTCCCAGTAGGACACGGAGGCCTGATTGACCCCCAGCGCCTTGGCTACCTCAGTCTGGCTCAGCCCGGCCTTTTCCCGGGCGACAGAAAAACTCATATTTCAGCCTCCTTTTCCTCATAGGTATGAGTTTTTATTATTGACAAACCACAGGGGCGCTTGTATTATGAGATTGTGTTATTTTGCGCCCGTAATATGCTAAGCATATCTCAGGTTTACGAGATAATAATACTTCATAATTACGAGGTTGTCAATGTGTTTATCTCATAATTCTTAGGTTTTTCGTTTTAGCTAAAAAAATGAGGTTGCTTTTATGTTTTTTGACCAATACTCGGGCCTCTGCAAGGCAGTGGGGAAAACGCCCAATGGCGTTGCAAAAGAGTTGGGGCTGCCGTCCTCGTCTGTCACCCAATGGCGGCAGGGCGGGACACCACGGCCTAAAACGTTGCAAAAGATTGCAGATCATTTCGCTGTCTCTGTCGAATATCTTTTGACTGGGGCCGGACCGGGAGACATAAAAAAAGA